TTAAGATTGTTTTTTCACTCTAAAGAACCCATCCAGCTTATCAGCAGCAGCACGATCAGCAGACTTGAAAGCATGACCATAAGTATTCATTGTTACTGATATATCAGAGTGTCCTAGACGTTCACTAATTAGTTTAGCATGTACGCCTTGTGCAATTAATAATGATGCTGATGTATGACGTAAATCATGAAGGCGAATGTATTTAAATTTATGTTCATTAATAAATTTGTGCCAATGTTTTGAAGGGCTTGTTGGATAGAGGTGTGTACCATCAAATGAATGGAATAACCATTCTCTATCTTGTTCAATCCATTTATCACCTTTTTTCAACTTCTCCTTAGCCCAATGTATACGATATGCTTTTAATTCTTCCATAACAGATTCAGGTAATGTTACATAGCGTTTCGATTTTCTTGTTTTTGTAGATTTAATATGTGGGCCTTGTTTAGTTAAAACGATTGATTGGTGAATGTATATTTGTTGATTTTCAAAGTCTACATCTTTCCACTCTAAACCTAAAAGTTCGCCTTTTCTTAATCCAGCAGCTAATGCTAAAGTGAACATAATTCTCCATAACTCTGTTTCGCTTTGTAACATACGCATTAACGTTTCAATTTCATCTTCTTCATAGATTTGCATTTCCTTACCCACATCATCAGTATCACTTGGGCGTGGCTTTTCAATTCCGTCCATTGGATTGTTAGATAATACACCCCATTTTACAGCATACTTAAATATACTTTTAAGAGTTCTATATACATCTTGCTTGCTATGATAAGTAACAGGATCGTCTTTGCCATCATAACGCTTCATATCACGTACGACAGTCATCAAATGGAATTGATTTATTTGATCCATACGCATGTGGCCAATAACAGGGATAATATGCAATTCCAACTTTCGTTGGTGATTCCCAAATGTCGTTAGGGCAAGAGTAGATGCAAAATCCTTTTCCCATTGTTCGGCAAAATCTTTAAAAAGTATTCTTTCAGTTTGCACATAGTTACCTGATAAGACTTCATCCTTAAATTTTAGATATTCACGATCCAAAAATTCTTTTAGTTGCTTTGGTGACATTTTTTCTCCAATAGTTATTGATTTGCGTTTTTTAGGATATTTCCCTTGAGCATCTTTAGGTAAATAAACAGTAAAACGAAATGAATTTTCTCCACGCTTTTCGATGTTTGCCATTATTATTACTCCTTTCAAATATTGAATCCTTTTTAAACCGAATTTAAATATCACCACCTTTTATGGGAATATGTGTTCTTTTTAGGGTAAAATTTTTTTACCATTTACAATTTTTAAAGAAAGTAGCTCAATTGGAACTCCCTTTTCTTCAATAGCATCATAAATGGTAAAACATGAACAGCATTGCTCATTAATTAATTCATCAGGTAGTAATAATTCAATCGCAAATGTATTAGCTTCTATTTCAATTTTGTCAGTTGAAAAAAGAGTGTGCTTTTTTAGAAATGCTGTATTCACTTCTGGGTGTTGAACAACATGCCCAAGTTCGTGCGCACAAGTATATATTTGTTTCTCAAAAGATAGATTTTCGTTGATGTGAATTACTTTAGTACGGTGGGATTTACTGTAATAGCCGTATATTGAACCTAAAGGTTCTAATACGATAACTATCCCAAGCATTTCAGCCAATTTAAAAGGATCATTAGTGCCATATTTTTTTACTAATTGTTCAACAATTTTCTTAATATCCATAAAAACACCACCGTACATTAATCTCTATATTTATTAGGTGTAAACTTCTGTTTCGCTATACGTTTAGTTAAACGTAAAGTGTTTTCCCAAGAAGCAATTAACAACTCTCTATCTTCTTCATCTAAATCTTCTAAAATTCTTCCGTCAAAAGCAGCGAACGCATTGTCTACGTCTTCACCATTAATTATTTTCTTTAATTCCCTTTGGATAGCAAGTTCGTCTTTATCAGTTAAATCGTAATAACGTTTATTATCAGTACGGCCGAGTAAATAGTCAGTACTAACATCAAAATAATTTGCTACTTTTTCTATATTCTCTATTTTAGGTGAAGAAGTATCCCATCTGCGGATTTGCCCATTAGAAATACCAACTTTTCTTTCGACTTCTGCAAAAGTAACTTTTTTCTCATCACACAGGTATTTAATTCTTTCCACTAAACTCACTTATATCAACCTTTCTAGAGCCTATGTAAAAATATCATAGCGTTTACGCTAATATTTTTGTTGACTAATAGCGTTAATGCTAATATACTGTGTTCATAAGCTAATTTATTGGCTAAAAAGAGTACAAAAATACGACCTATGTAAACACATTTAATTCGTTGGGGAACGGGTAAAGTGTATATTTTCAAAGGCTTTTTAAAGTCTTATTTAGCTATGTTTTGATAATAGCATGTACGCTATTTTAGGTCAACTAAATTAGCGAATAATTTAGCTTAAATTTTTCCAATTCAGTAAAGCGCTGTGATACCGAGCCGATGACGGTATGGATTTTTAAAGAAATGAGGTGTCCTTATGGAAGGGGATTTAGCGGTACGAGTTCGATCTGAGCTGTTTAAAAGAAAGATGAATCAAAAGAAGTTGGCAGAAATGGTTGGCATTTCGAATGCTTATTTATCAGACATTATTCGTGGTAACAAGTCAGGTCCGAAAGCCCAGGAACATATAAAGCATATTCGCAAGATTTTAGATATTTAAGGTAGGTGAATCACATGGAAAAATTCACTTTATCAGTTGAGGAAGTGGCAAATGCATTGGGGGTTAGTAAGACGACAATATATTCAATGGCGCGTCAAAAAGAAATTCCTCATACGAAAGTTAGAGGGAGGATTTTATTTCACAGACCTACTATTGAACATTGGTTAATCAATAATACAGAAGGTGGTGAATCAATTGAAAATTAAACCAGTACCAGTTTCATTAGTCGGTGAAGCTTTAGCGAGTGTTACGCCACTGTATGAGCTACACCAAATTGCTTGCGAATTACCTTTATCTGTTCTATCAGATGTTAAACAGCGTATAGGTGACTGGCTAGCAAGTGGTGGAAAAGAAACTGATCCATACATTAAGCAACAAGTAGCTTATGCACGGCGAGTGTATAACGCAATTAAAGGAGGTGAAAAAGGATGAAGCTACAACCAGCAAGTGAGATGCGTAAAGTATCTAATGATGCTACTGCAAAATACGAAAAAGATGCACTTTTCAGTGATGATTTTAAAGAATTGGTAAAAGGTATTGAAGCGAATGCAGAACAAGGTGACTGTAGATTTACTTACATTTACCAAGGGGAAGAACCACGTATTCTAGGTGTCTTTTCTAAGGAGTTAAAGAAAGTTGGATATACAGTTGTAGATAAAAAAGGCGTGACAGGGTTCACGGTAAATTGGGGAGAGTGAATAAGCAATGAAAACAACAGGTATTGTTCGTAAAGTAGATGATTTAGGACGTGTCACATTACCAATTGAGCTTCGCCGTTCATTAGGTGTTGATGTGAAAGATCCAGTAGAAATTTTTATTGATGGGGAACAAATCATCTTAAAAAAATACAAGCCTAATATGGCATGTGCTGTTACTGGTGAAGTATCAGATGATAATTTCGTTTTGCTAGGTGGCAAGCTTATTTTAAGCCCCGAACAAGCTAAGAAATTAATCACTGAAATTGAATTGAAGTAGGTGATTTTATGAATGACGCAATGTTGGAAGTGTTAGGTGATTATTTCGTAAAACACAACCTGGCCAATAAAGGTTGGGAGTTTCACGAATTTGTTGCTGAATGGCAGCGTGGAACTATTGTAATGGCAAAAAAATAAGAGCCCTATACCGGTGCAACGGTTCAGGCTCCAAGAAAAATTTTATCTGAAATCAGTATATCAAATCGGGAGGTTGTTTCCTAGTATGACGAGAAAACCACTCGAAAAAACAATTGAAAATCAAATAAAGAAATGGCTCGACTCGCAAGGTTATTGGTGGATGAAAGTGCATGGCGATATGTTTCAAAAGTCGGGAATACCTGACATCCTGGCTTGTATCAATGGAAATTTTGTTGGCATTGAAGTAAAGCGACCAGGTGGCGTTGTGAGTGAGCTCCAAAAATACAATATCGAAAAAATTCAAGCTGCAGGAGGTGTAGCATTTGTCGCATACAGTGTCGAAGATGTCCGAATTAATCTCGACCGATTCCATGTTATATGAATATCAAAAAGAAGTGCTACAGAAAGCAAAAGCTAATTACTTATACGCACTTGATACTGGCACAGGGAAAACCATTTTATCAATTCACCACTATTTGCTTCATAGCAATGGCGAACCCCTTTTGATTGTGGCACCACCACAAAAAATAAAAGAGGGTGGATGGGATAGGGATATTCAAACGGTCGCTAATTATTATGGCATTGAAATTAGTTATGATCTATTGTCTTATGGCAAGTTATTTGCAGATTGGAAGAAATATAAAGGATGGTTTGTCATATTCGATGAGTGCCATTATGTAAAAACATCGACTTCACAACGTGGCAAAGCTGCTAAGAACTTAGTTAAAGCCAGTACCTATTTTGTACTCTTATCTGCCACACCATCAAGCAATGGGTGGGGAGATACAATAAACTATTTCATTATGTTTAACTTGGCACAAAGTAAAACGCAATTTGAGCGTGAATTTGGAGTGTTTGACACGCTCTATCTTGGCCAACGCCGAGTGAATAGAGTTGTTGGTTGGACACGTGAAAATCTACTCAAACAAATGTATCAATCCTTTAGTGTGAAGCTGTCGAAAGATGATTGTTTGGATTTACCACCAATGGTAATCGAAGATGTATTTTTCAAACGATCAACTGAATATTTGAAGCTAAAGAAAGACCGCATACTCGAAGTTGATAGCGAGAAAATTGTGTACGACACTTATCCAAAACTTGCACAGGGATTACGATTCTACGCCAATCAAAAGAACAAGCTTGAATATGTGGAAATGCTCGCAGAAAGCACTAATGGAAACATCATTATTTTCTATAACTTTAAGGCTGAAAAAGAAAAGTTGCTTCAACTACTAACCAAAATGAAGAAAAAAGTGTTCGAGGTGAGTGGCCAAAGGTCGGAATTGCCAGCGCGTAATAAATGGTCCAAGTTGAAAGGCAGTGTCACGCTTGTTCAATACCAGGCCGGTGCTGCAGGAATTGAATTGCAATATGCCAATCTTGTAATTTTCTATACACCTACCTATAGCTTACAAGATTATGAGCAGTCATTAGGTCGAGCTTACCGTAATGGTCAAGATAAAAAGGTCACAGTCTATCATTTCATTACAAAAGATACCATTGAGGAAATGATCTACGGTGCCTTGAAAACAAAGAAAGATTTCACGGACGAACTGTTTGTGAAGTATATGGAGGGGTGAAGTAAATGGCTCATTATGAATGTAAATATTGTGATTCTTGTTTCGGTTCATCTGTGATTGATGGTGATAGAGTGTGTGCTGGATGCGGTGCAGAATGGGAAGATTGCAAAATTCTAATTGAAAATGAGGAGGAATAAATAGATGTTCCAAACGGATGATAAAAACGTAACCGAAAACCGCCGTTCTTTTGTAGGTGGTTCAGACGTTCCTATAATTTTAGGATTAAGTAAATACAAATCACAGTTTGAGCTTGCAAAAGAAAAAACAGGTTTAGTACCAACAGTATTCGAAGGAAACGAATATACAGTTTATGGCCAAACAATGGAACCACAAATTCGTGACTACATTAATGTAATCAACGAAACAAATTTTCAACCCGACACAGTTATAAATAAAGAACTTGGCATTCGTGGTAACTGTGATGGTGCGGATAAAGCAGAATTATTGTTACTTGAAATTAAAACTCATGGTAAGAAACCAACTATGGGAGTTTATAAAGCACAAATGCAACTCTATATGTACGTATTCGATTTGCCTGCAGGATGGTTGGCTTTATATGAACGCCCAGACAATTTCGATGCTGAATTTGATCCAGAGCTTTTAAAAATCGAAGTAATTCATTTTGACGAAGGATATGCAAATCAAATATTACAAGCCATTGAGTTGTTTTGGAAACGTTGTGAGGCATTGAAAGAAAATACTGAAATGTCCGAAGCTGATTATTATTCTATTACCTTAGAAGAAAAAAATGAGATTGCAATTGTTGCAAGTAAGGTAGAGGAATTCGAGGTACAAATGCAGTCGTATAAGGAAATTGAAACGCAGTACAAAGCTATGAAGGAAAAACTTTATCAATTAATGATGGACCATAAAGTGAAATCATTCGAAACGGACCAATGCACAATTACTTTAGTTCTTCCTACCGAATCGACTTCTATAGATTCAAAAGCATTACGTGAATCACATCCACGAATTGCTAAAAGGTTTGAAAAAGTTACACCTAAAAAGGGCTATGCAAAAATTTCTATGAAAAAAGTGAAGGAGGCAAAATAACAATGGCACTACCACCAAATAAACCTAAGAAAACAATTGAAACACCACGTAATTATTTCATCTGGGGACCAACTATGAATGGTAAATCTTACTTAGCTAGTGAGTTTCCTAATCCAGTTATTTTCAATACAGATGGGAATGCGGCACAAATTGAAACGCCATCTGTTGATTTGAAAAATGAGCGTGACCAAAAGACAGGTGCAATAAAAAAGACAGTTGTTGAACAAATGTTAGAGCTCATTAAGGATTTGGAAAAGGGCGGTCATGGTTTTGAAACTGTGGTTATTGATGTAATTGATGATTTAGTAACTCTTATTGAGCAAGCAATTTGTGAGGAAAACAACGTTGATTATATTGGAGACGTACCATACGGAAAAGGATGGGGCTTACGTAAAACTTTCATTACGTCTATTGTGGTCCGACTCAAAGCTCTACCGATGAACGTTATTTATATCAGCCGTTATGCTACTAAGCTTGAAAATAACGTTGAAAAACCAATTCCATCATTAGGGGATAAAGATCTAAATGTTGTAAATGGTAACTGTGATTTGAATATCATGTGTCAAAAAATCGGTAAAAAATATCTTCGCCGAGTAGTGGACCGCCGTAAAAACTATCAACGCGACTGGATTGAGGACGAGCGTATTTTAAAAATCTTAGATTCTGTAATCGGTGCATTTGATAAAGGTTCAGTTGAAGCCCCACAACCTAAAGTACAAGAATCTAAAACACCTGTAGAAGAAAAGAAAACACTAAATGAATTGGCTAAGGAAGTATCAGTTGAATTAGAAGACGGTTCAATAGCAACAGCCACAGTTAAGCCAAACGACAATTTAGCAACTGAGACGATGTATTTTCAACATGAAGGCTCAGGGGAATTTATCAAAGTTGAAAAAGGAGAGTCTTTAGATTTCTTAGAAAAAGACATATATGATCCGCGTACTAAAGAAGATTATGAAAAACAAAATATCGAACAATACGTGAAGGACAATCCACCGCCAGCTAATGAACCCAACACAACTGCAAAAGCACCACGTACAGCGAAACCAGGTGCACCAAGAGCACCGAGAGCTCCGCGCACTAAATAAAAAATAAAACTATAAAAATAAAGCGAGGTAAATTATTATGTCAAACTTAGCAGCAATGGCTCAAAAATTATTAGCAGAGGGATTTGATCCTAAAACATCTCCGGTAGATGATTATGAGGCATTACCGGAAGGTGGCTATGATGTTGTACTTTCAGAGGTACAATGGCGTGTAAACGATAAAGGTACGGAATGGTTACAACTAGACCTAGAAATATTAAATGAAGGTTATGAAAACCGTAAACATTTCGGAATGATCTTCTTTACCGAGAAGATGATGGAGAGAGCATTAAAACAAACGATGAAATGTGCTTCAGCTCTTGATATTGAATTAGATCCTACCGTTTTCGGTTCACCTGAGACAGATTTAGTCAATGCATTTAAGGAAGCACTAGGCACCCAATGCGAAATGGATATTAAACATTCTAAATCAAAAAATGGCACATTCGTTAACTTCTCATTAAGCCAACCGGAGCCATTCTAATATGTTCAAAGTGTATGATTTTGAGGTTTTCCCAAATGACTGGATGTGCGTCCTCTTAAATCTAGCCAACAATAGAATCATACGTATACACAATGATAAAGAGCGCCTACAAAGCGCTCTTTCTTCAAAAGACATTCTTGTTGGCTTTAATAATTATCATTATGACGACATCATCTTATGGGCTATTCAAACAGACCAAAATCCGTATGAAATTAGTCAACAAATAATAGCTGGGACATTTAAAAGAAAAGTAAATTGCGGCTTTCTTACTTTGGATGTAAGACAAGAGTTGATAAATAAATCACTCTCTTTAAAAGAGGCTATGGCCAATTTAGGTATGAACATAATCGAAACGCCAGTAGAGTTTGATAAAGAAGATTTATCACCGGATGAAATAAAAACTGTTCTTGATTACTGTGAAAATGATGTAAAAGCAACTGGAGAAGCTTTTCAAAAACGTGAAGATTACTTTGCTTCTAAATTTGAAATTATTGATACGTTCAAATTACATCCATCTGATGTAAAAAAGACACGAGCAAATCTAGCATCAACAGTATTAAAGGCCTTTAAAATTAAGGATCACAAGCGCGATCGATTAAAACTTAGCTATGATAAGCGACTCAAAATTAATGAGTTGCCAAAATCAGTTGTCGATTTTTATAACAATATCCATGTGTCTTATTTGGAAGGTGGATCTGTAACAGATTTAGAGAAACGACAGTATGAATACAAGCTTGCTGGGTTAAATCACACGTATGGTTTTGGTGGATTGCATGCAGCTAAAGAGAATTATATAGGGGAAGGATATTTTCTTCACATTGATGCAAAATCTTATTTTCCTACTTTAAAGATTAATAATAGCTTTATTAGTAGAGCCGCAAAGATGCCTGAGAGATACGAAAAGATATACCAGGAACGGTTAAAGTATCAAGCTGCGGGTGAATCGAAAGAGGAAATATATAAGATATTACTTAATGCTGCAGTAGGTGCATGCAAGTCAGAATTTAATGCGTTATTTGATCCACAACAATTTAACAACATCGTCGTAAATGGCCAATTAATTCTTACGCATTTAATAGTGCTATTAGAGCCTTTTATAGAACTGATTCAATCAAACACTGATGGATTAATTGTTAAGTACGAAGACAAGTCATTCAGACCTATTATTGACGAAATCATTGAGCGATTTAGTAAGCACTATGAAATAAAATTCAAAGTAAATGAGATAAATAAAATCGCTCAGCGCGATGCCAATAATTACTGTGTTCGTTATGCAGATGGGAAAATTGTTGCCAAAGGGATTATGAAGAACTTCGAAGGTGGGACCTGGGAGCGTAATAGTTTATCAATTATTGATGTTGCCTTGGTTAATTACTATATGCATGATATACCAATCCAAAAGACAGTCATTAATACGTTTAAAAAAGATTTAACAGCCTTTCAATTAGTTGCTAAGGCTGGAAAATTTGACGATATTACGTGCGAGGTATTTGAAGATGGCCAAATGAAGATGAAAAAGCTACAGAAAGTAAATCGGATATTCGCCACAACTGATCCAAAGCGTGGTGGTGTTTATAAGGTGCGAGATGAAAAATACCAAAAGGTTTCTAATAGTCCAGAGCAAGTTATTGTATGGAATGGTGGGCTAGAACATTTTGAAAAACGAAAGATTGATTTAAATTGGTACGTGAAAATGATTCAAAAACAACTATTTGTGTAGGAGCGTGTTATTAATGACAACAGAAACAGTACAAACAAAAGACATTCAAATTAATGTGCTTTTTAAGAAAATGCAAAAGGATGATAAAAAGGAAGTATTGATGTTTCATATTTTATCAGATGAAACGAAACATGCTGCTGAATTATTAAGGTTAACAGGCAAAATTACCATTTTAACAATTTCAGATGATGAGGGGCCATATGAATCGATTCAAGCTGAATTTGTGAACTTACAGCGTGACAATAAAAAGACTGTGCTCAAATTTAATGTAGCAACAGAGGATGTAGACCGAGTTAACGCGATTTATCCCGCAGCCGGTACGAATATTTCTTTATTAATACAACCTCAACAAATTAGTATTGATGATCTAGAAGCTGAGCATGAAGGGATTCCTTATGAGGTTGGTTCTGATGGTACTGTTGGGGTTAATTAATAAAATTAAAAAGACCCACTAGTCAAATGGAAAACTAGTGAGATACAAATTTCAAACCTTAATTTATTTATTTAAGAAGGAATATTTCATTTGAAAAGGTTTGATTTAATAATTCTTTTATAAAGTATTCGTTTGCCTTCCAGTCAATCCCGTTGTTTTCTAAAAATTTTCGGAAATCTATTGATTCATAAACATTTTTTGGATTGGACTCTTCATTAACAAAATCAAGATAAGCTCCAACCATTTCTTTTATATGATCAGTAGAATTTACATTTTTTCTATTATTAATCGAAACAGTTTTAATAGAATTCACTTCTTTTCGAAGTGCTGAGATTTCGTCCAAAATTAACTGTTCAACATTAGATACTTGTACTTGGTCTAATGCAGGTACTTTGAATTCCCCAAAGTTACCAAGGAATGTCGAATAGGTAGGATCCGATTTTGATTTAGTATAAGTTTCTTTAACTACATGTGCTAATCTTGATTGGAAATGGACTATTTTATGGAAATTAAGATCTCGAGGATAAGTGAGATGCTCAATAATCCCTGTATCAAAAATAAAGTCAGTTTTATCATCTTTTATAATAATTGTAGGCTTATCGAAAGTTAATCTCATACCTAATTCGAAAAGTACATTTGGATTTCTTCCGCTAATATCACAAATAACAATATCAGCATTAAAGAGATTTTGTACAATTCGTTTATGTATAACATCTATTTCGCCATTAGAATTGCTTACAATATCTGTATTAAATTTAAAATCACTAACTTTTGCTACGGCTTGAGTAATAATACTTTTCACATCTAACCAATGTTCTGCGGAATAGTCGAGCATTGGAGCAATAGGCATAATAAGTCCACATTGTAATTCTATTTTTTCTCCCAATGAATATCACCTCTTAAAAATATTGTAAATGAAAAGAGGGGCAAATTAAAGCAAGAAAATGAAAGGAGGTGCTACGGTTTGAAGTCAACAATAAAGCCATTGCGTTATATTGAGTTAGAAGAAAAGAAGCCTAAACACTCATTCGATATATTTTCTACAGACCATAAGAATTATAAAGATGCTGGTGTCATTTTAACAAAAGATATAGTGGTCGTGGACTTTGATACACGCTCAGATGCAGCTGAATACATCTATTCTGTTTATCCATCTTTGCGTGTGGAAACAAGTCGAGGATTTCACCTTTGGTATAAGCGTCCAAAGGCCGAGGGAATGACAACACCAATTAAAAACTACACAGATAAAACAACAGTGGCTGGATTAAAAGTCGATTATAAAACAGGCACACGTTCACAAGCTACGATTAAGCAAAATGGCAAACTTCGACCAATGGAAAATGCTCATTATCTTGAAGATGTGAGCACGTTACCAGAGCTTCCTTTGCTCTTGTATCCTTCTAAATTAAAGCATAATTTACTAGGCATTAAAGAAGGGCAAGGGCGCAATAGTGCAATTTACAGTCATTTGCTTACTACGCTAGAGCAGTATGGCACCGATATGATCGACAACGAAATGCTCCAGGTACTTGCAACTTTTATCAATACCAAAGTATTTGCCGAAGCAATGGACGATGATGAGCTAAATAATACAATTAAATCCGTTTTAGATAAAAAGCCGGCACCTAGTTCGCAACAATGGTTGAATCCAAAGGATATGGTAATGACCAGTGAAGTATTGGCAAAACGTCTGGATCTGCATTATTACAACAATCAAATTTATTTTAAGCAACTGGATTGTTATATTTCCGACTCTAATAAGCTACTGCGAGAAATAGACAAGAATATTAAATTAAAGCCAGCCCAACATAAGCAGCTACTTGAACTATTTAAAATAAAGTCAAACGTAGTGGAGGACAACGATTTTGTTATTCAGCTGCCGAATGGCGTGATTATTGATGATGGCGAGCCCATAATAATCGATGCGGGTTTTACACCATATTTTTTAGAAGTTCAATATGATGAAGATGCTTACGATGAGAATGTGGACCAATTCTTAGATTTCTTTACTTGTAATCGAAAAGATTTACGAATTGTGATTGAAGAAATGTTTGGCCACATTTTGATGACTAAAGGTTTTCCGCATAAGGTTTTCTTTTATAAGTCTGAAAAAGGGAACAACGGTAAATCAACTTTATTAAAAATGTTAACTTCCTTCACGAATGGTCTGGAAACGAACGTACCATTGGATAAATTTGATGACGATACAGCTGTATATGGCATGTCCGGTAAATTAATGAACATTGCTGATGATATAGATGCTTCATACCTGGACAAGTCGGCTAACTTTAAAACGCTGGCATCTGGAGATCCGGTTATGTTGCGACCAATCTATTCAATTCCTATTACCATACGCTCAAAGGCGACACTCATTTTTACATGTAACAAGATGCCACAGTTTAAAGATAAATCCGGTGGTATCGGTAGACGTTTAGTTGTCATTCCTTGTGATGCAGAGGTCAAAGAAATTGATGAGAATTTAGACGAAAAGCTTTCGAGTGATACAGCCAAGTCTTACATACTCAGATTAGCACTCGAAGGAATTAAGCGAATTCGCAAGAACGGAAATAAACTATCTGATTCGGACACTATTGAACAGCAAACAATTGAATATTTTATTCAGTCCGATAGCGCTCTCTCATTTTTGTATCAATATAGTGATGAAATCGATGGAAAAAGAACCAGGGACGTTTACGCAATGTACGTAGCCTACTGTGAAGATGAAGGACATAAACCGGCTGGAAGTACCGAATTCGGTCGCAGGATGAAGAAGGAAGGCTGGGAATCTAGGGTAGTAAAAGTTATGGGCAGTTCCGTAAGAGTATATAAAAAGGCTACGGATGAGGGTTTACATCAGTAACCTTCTTTAAGCCTTTATATATCAAGGGTTTATCTGTCATTTTAAATAAAAGAAGGTTACAAATGAAAAAATACATCTGTAACCTCTACAAACCCTTATTATATATATATTTATATTAATATTATTTCTTTAGTTACAGATAAATAATAGATATAAGTATATAAAAAATAAATAAAAGGAAAAAAAGAAAGAAATAAAAATATATATAAAGAAAATATGCCAAAATATCTGTATATCTGTAACTAATGTGCTTGAAACGTTGATAAATCAACATTTTGAAGGTTACACAGAGCTTGTAACTATACGTATCACAATTTGTAACCATATTAAAAGGTAGGTGTTGCACATGTACGAATGGTTGCGAGATTACCAACGAATAGAAGATGATATTGCCTATCTTGAATTTAATCTTGAACAATCGCAAAAAGAATTAAAGCGTTGGGTATGTGGTGATTTAGTAGGTGTTAAGTTAACAGCTGAATCAGATGGTGCCAAGCTCGAAGAACGAATTGGGCGCATTAAAAATGAGTTACAAGTTAAAGAAAAGGAACGTGAAAATTTTATTAAATTGATTAGTAAATTCAAAGGACTGGATAATCAACTATTGCGTCTTAAATATATAGATGGAATGACATTAGAACAAATCGCAGAAGAATTAAATTATAGTTCCAGCTACATATCTAAGAAGCACGCCGAGATAGTTAAAATGATAAAGTTTGCTCACGAAATAAAACATTCACTTTTCTAACACCATGTTGATGATATGTGACTTATTGATAATCCGTTATATGATGGTAATGTGATAATTACATCACGCCATGAAAACCTCCTTTCAGAAAGAGACCGTGCAAATTAGTACGGTCTTTTTTAATATGACAAATGTTACCTTTTAATCTATCATAGAGATAGAATTAAATGGGGGTGAATTTATGGAATGGTTATGGACATGGGGTGGAAATAGTTTTGGGTACAAAGATGGGGATAACCTATGGACACATGATGGGAAACATGTTGGTAAATTTTACGGTGATGAAGTGTATGGTGAAAGTGGTATTTATCTAGGTGAAATTATTGATAATAAATTGATTACAAGAAAAAGTAAAAAGACTTCTAAACGTTCAAGATTTAATCCGTATATGAGCAGAGTTGGACGTGTAAATCGTGTAGACCATGTAGGTCGAGTAATGTATAGCGGATATGAGGATTTTCCTGCAGCAGAAATGTTTTAATAGTTATTTTAAAAGAGTCACGTTCTAATAGACGTGGCTTTTTATTATGGCCAAAAGGTGGTGAATGCATTGCTAAAGAGTTGTACTTATTGTGGTGGTATTCATAAGCGCGGTCAACGGTGTGCATCTAAGCCAGGAGCTATAAAACAGACTACATACATTGATAGATTCAGATGGTCAAGGGCATGGAAGAATAAGCGAGCACACATAGCAGATCGTGACAAACATCTGTGCCAGGTATGCTTACGTAACTTATACAATACTCAGATGCAATATAACTTCACAGACTTAGAGGTGCATCATATAGAGCGAATAGCAGATGCCTGGGATAAGAGGCTAGAGGATGACAACCTTATATCGTTGTGTCGGTATCATCATGAGCTGGCAGAGAAGGGAACAATACCTGCAAAAGAATTAAAAAATATTATTTTGGAGAGTACCCCCAGGGTGTTTGTTGAAAAATCGTGAAAACACTGTACACCGACTGCCCCCATTTGCTCTAAAAAAATTCCCTAAATGAAAATTTTTAAGGAGGTGAGGAAATTGGCTAGACCGTCTAAAAGTGTGAAAACCATGAGTAAGAATTTAACGAAAGAAGAAATAGCAATTCGTACTCAAACAGAAGAAAAATTAAAAGGTGCTGCCGATGAAATCTTGCCTCCTACACACTTGAATGCAAGGCAAAAGAAAATTTTCAATTTCATTGTGAAGGAGTTACAAGCAAGTGGGATTCTTGGTAATCTCGATATTTATATTCTTAGTACCTGTGCGGTAGCCATTGACCGAGTACAACAAATTGAACGAATAATTAACAGGGATATTGAAAGGCTTTTAGATCGGAACTTATTAAGTGCTAAAGATAAGTATTCAAAAGAGTTTTTCCGTTGCTGTAATGAATTAAGCCTGTCACCACAAAGCCGAGCAAAGCTAGGAAATATTAATTTTCAAGTGCGAGTGGAAGAAGATGATCCACTGTTAAAAGTATTGAGTGGTGGTAAAAAATGATATTCGAAAAGGCAGTAAAATACGCTGAAAGAGTTGTAAAAGGCAAAGAAATTACAACAAAAGAGGTCATTATTCAGTGTAATTGGTTCCTAAAGGATTTAGAAAAGCAGTTTGAAGATAATTTTGACTACTATTTCAACATGGAAGAAATAGAAAAGATAGAGGGTTTATTAGAATTACTTAACTTTGCTACAGGTTTGGGCGTTGCAGGAAAAACAATATTAGAGGGCTTGGAAGGATTCCAGGCTTTTTTTCTTGTCAATATTTTCGGTTGGCGATTTAAAAACAATAAAGAAAAGTTTAGATACCGTGATATTACACTGTTTATTCCTCGTAAGAATGCGAAGACGTTCATTTGTGCTTTAATCATCATCATCTTAATGCTTACAGAGGATGATTATTCAGAGTTCTACTCTATTTGTTTGGATCGTGAGCTTGCAGGTGAAGTTAAAAAGGCTATGACGCAAATTATTATGGCCAGCCCTGGCGTTGCTAAATACTTTGTGATTCCTAAAACATTGAGTGGCCGTATCGTTTGCACATTAACGAATAGTTTTTACCAAGCACGTACTGCAGAGGCGAATAGAAATAACTCAATACGTCCCTCTGCTTTTATCGCTGACGAAGTGGGCGCATTTAAGGATTACAAGAATATAAATGCCATGAAATCGGGGCAATTAAACGTTAAAAATCCATTACGCTTTAAATTAACAACGGCCTACGCTGAGGATAAATCGATTATGCTGGAAGAATTGGCGTATGCTAAGAAAGTCTTTAATGGATTTATTGAAGATGATCGCATGTTTGCGCTGCTTTATTATGCAGAGGACGAGCATTTATGGGACGATACAGGGCTATTACAAGCTAATCCGTTGAGAGTTGAGGAAAACTATAACGAGATACGAGATAGCCGTAAATCAGCCATAGAAAAGCCCTCAGAGCGTGAAGAATATCTTTGTAAACATATGAATCACTTTTTACCTTCTAATAGTGGTGAGGCTTATGTAAATGTTGAAGACTTGCGGAAATGTAAAATGGATGATTTCGATTGGTCGGGCCGTCAAGTATGGCTCGGTTTAGACTTGGCCATGACAAATGATAACTGTTCATTCTCGATGGTGACAGAGGAAGACCTGCAAATATATGCTGATTCCTATGCGTTTGTACCGACTGAGCGTATCCCTGATAAAAACAGAGTGGAAAAGATTAATTACTACGATCACATTAAGTCGGGGAAATGTTTTTCTTGTGGTGATATGACTGTTGATTATGGCTTTATCGAACAAATGATTCTGGAAGTAGAAGGAAAATTTAGTGTGATTGTAATGGGTGTAGCGTATGACCGTTATAACTGCCTTTCTACAGCTCAGAAACTAGAAAAAGAGGGTTTAGTCACAGTGGAAGTAAAACAGCATTCAAGCGTATTACACCCAGCTACAAAGCTATTACGTGAAAAGATTATGAACAAGGAATTTCACTATAATAAAAATGAATTGTTAGAAGAAAACTTTCAAAACGCAAAAGTAACTGAGGACACAAACAAAAACATTTACGTTAATAAGAAAAAATCAACTGGCAAGGTCGATATGGTTGTAAGTCTAATCAACGCAATCTATTTACTGCAGCATGATGTCATCTTTAATCCTGATGCTGATTGGGGCGCACAAGTCATTTAAGGAGGTGAGATTGTGGGATTAATAAAAGAGTGGCGTGAATGGCGTGATTATAGACGTATTCAGGAATTTCGCGAAAGTGGAATGGATGAATTATTGCTGCAAGCAGGATTAACAAGTGCAGTTTTAACAAAGGAAGAAGCGCTGAGTATACCTAGTGTTGGCACCTGTGTAGATTTGATTTCTGACATTATTGCAACTTTACCTATCAAATTGCACAAAGTAACCAGCGGTAAAGTTGAAGAAATGGAAGAAGATAGACGAATTATTTTGCTTAATGACGAGACACACGACACGTTAGACGGTTTCCAATTTAAAAAGGCCCTAGTAACTGACTACTTGTTGGAGGGCGCAGGGTATGCTTATATTAACCGAAGACGAAACAATGTCGAAAGTCTTCACTATGTAGAAAATCGAAATGTATCGGTGCTAGTTGGTATTGATCCGATATTTAAAAGCTATGATATTTCCGTTAACGGTGTGAATTATCGAGAATTTGAGTTTATTAAAATTGCTCGAAATTCAAAAGACGGTGTAACAGGTAATGGAATCATAAAGAATCACAATAAAATTTTATCAGTAGCTTACAATACGCTTGTTTTTGAGGATTCGCTTGTTAAAACTGGCGGTAATAAGAAAGGTTTTTTGAAGTCATTGGGCCGATTGTCAAAGGATGCGATTACGGAATTAAAAACAGCCTGGAACAATTTATATAAGAACAATACAGAGAATATTGTTGTATTAAATAATGGCTTAGATTTCAAAGAGGCATCGAGTACATCGGTTGAAATGCAGCTGAATGAAAACAAAAAGACCAATTCAAGCGAAATAAATAAACTCTTTAAAGTACCTGATAGCATTTTGGATGGGTCGGCCAATGAAGAAGTGCATACAAACTTTATTAAAAATTGCATACTGCCGATTATTCGAGCAATTGAAACGGCATTGAACAAGGACTTACTTCTTCCGTCGGAAAAAGAACAGTCTTTTTATTTTGCTTTTGATATGAAAGAGCTAACCAAAGGTGACATTGAAAAACGCTATAAAGCATATGAAATTGCCATTAAAACTGGTTGGATGCAGATAGACGAGGTTCGATATTTAGAAGATCAACCTCCACTTGGTTTAGATTTCATTAAGTTGGGCTTGCAAGATGTCTTATATGATCCAAAAACAAAAACAATTTACACGCCAAACACAAATAAAACCGCTGATATTTCAGATGGTGGCCTAGTACCTGAGAAGGGAGGTGAAGAAGTTGAGGATTGAAATTAGAGGAAATCAAGTATTGTTAGATGGCTACGTAAATGCTGTTGAGCGTGAAAGTCGCGTTTTACCTTCACCAAGAGGACGCTTTAAAGAAAAAATTCGTGCTAAAACGTTTGAAAGAGCATTAGATAAGGCTGAAAATGTTGATTTATTATTCAATCACGACAAAAACCGTAAGCTTGGATCACTACAAGAGGGCAATTTACAACTGTATGAAGATAACATCGGTTTACGTGCTATTGCTCATGTATCTGATGAAAAAATCATTCAAAAGGCTAAAGACGGAGAACTGAAAGGCTGGTCATTTGGCTTTGTTGATAATAAGCCGTTATGGGAAGACGGAGAAGACGGAATTCAAAAACGCACTTTAGAAGACATTGAGCTTTTAGAGGTATCTATTTTAGATGTAACGCCAGCTTATGTTGCTACCTCAATTGAAGCACGCGGAGAAAATCAGGCTATTTCAGAAACTCGCGGTGCAGATTTTAAAGCTGAGATTGAAAATCGTTCAGAAGAAACACGTTCAAAAAAAGAAATTGATTACTCATTGTATGAAAAACAAATTGAGCTTTTAAAATTGAAAGGTGGAAACTAATATGAAAAAAAGTATTAAGAAATTTATTGAAACGCGATCTATGCCATCACTAGTAGAGCAGCGCAATAACTTATTAGATGAAATGGACAATTTACTAAAGGGTGCCAAAGAAGAAACACGCGCACTAACTGACAAGGAATCAACACGTTTTGATGAAATCAAAAACGAAATTGCAGGACTTGATAAAACAATTAGTGCATTGGACGAAGCACGTTCTTTCGATAAAAAAGTACCTGCTAAACAAGCTGAGCAACGAACAGAAGAAGAAGCTGAAACACGCGCTTTCGAAAATTACATTCGTGGTGTAGTGGAAGAACGAGCAGATGTTAATTTAACTGTAGGGGCTAACGGTGCCGTAATTCCTTCTAGTATTGCAAACAAGATCATACAAAAGGTTTATGATATTTCACCGATTTATCAATTAGCAACTCGTTATAATATCGGTGGGTCATTAAGTATTCCTTATTATGATGAATCGGCGGGAACAATCGAAATGGCTTATGCAGATGAATTTGTGGAATTAGAATCTACGAATGGAAAATTCACTTCAATTGAGCTGAAAGGTTTCTTAGCAGGTGCATTAAGTAAAGTGTCTAAGTCACTCGTTAATAATTCTCAATTTGATCTAGTTTCCTTTGTTGTAGGGAAAATGGCTGAATCAATTGCAAAATGGATTGAAAACCAATTATTAAATGGGACACTAAATAAAATTACAGGCCTTTCAACTGTAAAGCAATCTGTAACTGCAGCAGCTGCAACAGTCTTAACAGCAGATGAATTAATTGACGTTCAAGAAGAAGTTCCTGACGCTTTCCAGGGCAATGCCATTTGGATAATGAATAAAACTACTCGTAAAGCTATTCGAAAATTGAAGGATGGACAAGGTAACTACTTATTAAACAAAGATGCTACAGCTCGTTGGGGCTATACTTTACTAGGTAAAGATGTTTATACATCGGATAATATGTCTGGTATGGAAGCAGGAAAAACAGCAATTTACTACGGTGATATGTCAGGCCTTGCAGTAAAACTTTCTGAGAATGTTTCGATTGAAATTTTACGCGAAAAGTATGCTACTCAACACGCAATTGGTGTTGTTGGTTGGATTGAAATTGATTCAAAGATTGAAAATGAACAAAAAATCTCTAAATTAGTTATGAAATCAGCGTAGGGGCTAAACTCTACGCTTCTTTTATTGGAGGTGACAGAATGAAAGTAAAAGCACTTGTAAGCTTTTCGGGTAGCATCACGATGTCAAAAGGTGAAGTGAAAGTGCTACCAAAGAATGTGGCAGATGACCTGTTACAGGCTGGCCATGTAGAGGAAGTTGTTACGAAAAAGCAGGTGAAAACTGATGCAGGTTAGTGAAATCACGCCAGGCGAGCTGGCTAAATATGCGCGGGAAGATGAAACCGATACAGAAATTCTATTAACTTTTACGCTTATTTTATCTGCTGTAAAAGCTTATATAAAAGGCTATACAGGGTTATCAGATGAACAACTGGACACCAAACAAGATATTTCCATAGCTGTATTTGTTCTTGCTAATGAAATGTATGAAAATCGTATCTTTACAGTGAAAGATAACAACGTAAATAAGGTTGTTCAATCTATTTTAGATATGCACTCTATTAATTTACTTTGAGGTGAGACTATGAATCCTGGAGATTTAAGACACAGAATTGAAATCCTCACTAATCAAAAGGCAAAAAATGAACTGGAAGAAACCATTTATAAGTTTCTACCTGTAAAGAAAATATGGGCTGCAATCATTCCGCAAACTGGGTCACTACAAAAGCAGGTAGCTGATACGATCCTAACGAATGTTACACATAAAATAATTGTTCGATATAACGCTGGCAAAGACATTACAAAAGATTTGCGTATCAGATATAAGGATCATGAATTTGAAATTAAATATGTTCTCAATCCTTATTTTAAGAATGAAACTCTTGAAATCTTTGTCCAGGAGGTGTTGAAGTGAGTATTCAAATGAACGGTTTAACCGACTTCCAACGTGATTTATTTGATGTAGCAACGAAAGATTTGCCTAATGAAGCTCCAAAACTGATGCGTAAAATTGGTTCAAAAGCAAGAACTAACGTAGCTAAGAAATCTCGAAGCCTGGTAAAAAAGAAAACAGGTGGGTATCACAAGAAGTGGAAACGAGGAAAAGTCTTTGTTGGTTATCATGGTGAATTAGTTGTTCGTGTTTATAATTCTTCACCGCATGCACATTTAGTTGAGGATGGCCATTGGATGGTTGACAAAGATGGTAATAAAACAGGCGATTTTGTCCAAGGTAAAAAGCCATTAGATAAGGGTATGCGTGAATTTGAATCATCGGGAGATGTAGAAAAAGAAACGGTAAAATGGCTAGATGAATTGTTGAGGAAAAAGAAATTATGATTACGTTTAAGCAAATTAAAGCGACAATAAACAAGAAATTACAATCGAAATTTATTGATATTGATGTTTCTAGTAAATCAGCAAATGAAGGCTTTACTCGGCCATCATTCAAAGTGCAATTAGATAATGTGAAGCGTGAGGGCTATTTAACACAAGTTGAAAAGTCTTGCACGGTTCGCATTTTTTATTTTCCTACAGATGAAAATGATAATGCGATTGAATTGTTAGATGTTCAAGAAGCACTAGGTAATTTATTTGATATTAAATTTCCTATAGAAGACCGTCACTTAGATATAGTCGAACCAAATTTCGATGAAATAGATGGTGTGCTGCAGTTTGAATTTGACCTTCAATTCTTTGATGGCCGTGAATATGGTGAAGGCAGTTCAGGCAATAACATCGAAGATGAAATTAAAAATGGCAAAGAATTTTATGAAAAATATCCAATTGAGCTTATGGGTGTATTGGATGACGAGGAAGGGGATTAAACAATGGGCCTACCGCAAATTATTATAGAGTTTAATGGGAAAGCAGTTACAGCTATCAAACGAAGCCAGCTAGGTATTGTTGCATTGATTTTAAAAGATGATGTGCAAACGTCTGATACAGTGATTTACAAAAGCATTGAGGATGTTCCAACAGATGGATGGTCACCTGCAAACTTAGATTATATTCAAAAAACGTTTATGGGTACACCAAGCAAAATCATTATTGAACGTTTGCCAAATGATACAGTTGATTACAATGCAGCATTAACACGCTTAAATAACAAGCGATTTAATTACTTGGCCATTCCAGGTATTGAAGATAAAGATACAACAATTATTGCAACTTGGATTAAGACAAAGCGTGACAATAATAAGAAAACATTTAAGGCAGTTTTACCAAGCTGTGATGCAGATCACGAAGGAATCATTAATTTCACAACAACAGGAATCAAAGTAGGCGAGAAGGATTACACAACTGCAGAATACACAGCGCGCATGGCTGGCATCCTAGCAGGGTTGCCATTTACACGTTCGTCTACTTATTACGAGTTGAATGAGATTGATGCTATTACAGAAATTGAAGATCCTGATACAGCTGTTGATAATGGTGAACTAATCCTTATTAATGATGGTGAAAACATTAAAATTGGCCGTGGTGTTAACAGCCTAACGACAACAACAGGCAAAAAGACTGAGGACTTTAAATCAATTCGCATCATGGAAGTACAGGATATGATAAAAGACGATATTCGAACAACTTTTGATAATCATTATATTGGTAAGCACAACAATATCTACGATAATCAAGTTTTGTTTATACGATCAGTCAATGCTTACTTTGATGGTTTAGAAGATGAAGAAATACTTGATCCAAATTACGATAATAAATCGGAAATTAATGTCCGAAAACAACGATTAGCGTGGGAAGGTATCGGACATGATACGTCAGATTGGGACGATCAAAAAGTAAAAGAAATGTCCTTTAAACGCAATGTTTTTGTAGGTGGCAACATTAAGATTGTTGATGCTATTGAGGACTTAGATATGGATATTGCAATTTAAGGAGGGATTGACACATGCCGAAATTAAAATCTAATCGAGTTATTAACGGCACATATGGCAGCGTGTGGGTGAACAATGAAAAATGGCTAGATATTGAGGAATTTGAAGCTAAAGTAACCATTGATTATGAAGATGTGAATATGGCCGAAGATCCAGCGACACACAAAAAGCAGACAGGTTGGTCTGGTGAAGGAAATTTGAAAACAAAAAAAGTATATAGCCGAGGGGCAAAGCTATTAGCAGAAGCAGTTAAAAAGGGAATTACACCTGAGGTTAGTATTGTGGGGAAATTAGCCGATCCAGATGCATTTGGCGCTGAACGAATGGCTATTAGTGAAGTAACATTCAACGAATTTATGTTAATGCAATTCGCGCAAAAGACTATTGGAACAGAGGAATTACCATTCAATTTTGCTGATTATGATTTCATCGATTATATTTCAGCCTAAAACTTATAATATGGAGGGAAATTTAAATGGCTATTAAAGAAACTAAACGTTTATCAGTTGCAGATTTAATGAAAGAGAAAGAAAAATATCAGGTGAAAGATGATGTCACTGAGTCAGTGATTGTAGAGAGATTAAATGCTGAGGTTGTTATTCGTAAACCTGAAAAATCTCTTTGTGTAGATACAATGAAAATGGCACGTGATGAAAATAACGATACTGATGCAGATGAATATATGGTTTATAACACGGTTGTTGAACCAAATTTAAAAGATAAAGATTTACAAAAAGAATTTGGCTGTAAATTACCAACAGATATTGTAGCGAAAATTTTTGAGCCTGGTGAAATTGCTCAATTATCTGAAGTAGCATTTGAACTAGCTGGCTATAAAAAAGGCGGAGTTAAGGCTATAAAAAACTAATTGATAGTGATGATGATTTTTACTTGCTTCATCACTATATTCAACGTGGTTTTAATCCTGAATATCTTCTTAATCTTGACTATGATACAAAGCTATTAATGATGGCCAGCATAGAAAAATATTTTGAGGAAAAAGATAAAGAAATGGAAATGAAAGCTAGAGCGCAAATGCTTTAGCTTTTTCTTTTGTATAGGCGGTGAGGAATTGGGAAAAAGGGTTATATCCGCAGTCTTATCATTACAAGATCGTGATTTTTCGCGCAATTTAAGGCGTGCTGGTGAACGTTCAGATGATTTTGGCCGAGGCATTGTTAGAGTAGGAAATCAGATAGAACGATTTGGAAAAGGTGCTACTAGAGTCTTTAAATCGGTTGCAAAAGGTGTTGGTGCAATAGGTGCTGTAGGCGTGGCTGCCTTAGGTGCAGGAGTTGCGAAAACCATCTTTGATATGGATGATGCTTTTTCTATGTTACAAGCCCAAACAGGCGCAACAGCCTCAGAAATGGAACAGTACGGAAGTGCCGCAAAAGAAGTATTTACTAAAGGGTACGGCGAAAACATCGATGAAGTAACAAATGCTTTAGCACGTGTAAAACAAAACATGAAGAATATTGATAACGGAGAACTAAGCAAAGTTACTTCTAATGCAATGTTTTTAGCTAAAACGTTTGATGGTGATGTGAACGAAGTCACACGTGGCACGAATAACATGATGGAAGCTTTCGGTATCTCTGCAGACAAGGCCTTTGATTTATTTACTGCAGGTGGTCAGCGAGGACTAAACTTTTCAAATGAAATGTTTGATAATGTCGCTGAGTATTCGTCCTTATTTGGCACGATGGGCTATAGTGCAGAAGAATATTTCGGTATCTTGGAAAGAGGCGCAAAAGCTGGCGTTTATAACTTAGATTATGTAAATGATGTGATGAAAGAGTTCCAAATTCGTGTGAAAGACGGTTCGAAAGGCACAAGCGATGCTATGGGCGATCTATCACAAGGTACTCAGAAAGTTTGGAAAGATTTTTTAGATGGAAAAGGAACAGTTTCAGATGTCGCAAGCCAAGTTGTTGGTGAATTAAAAGGGATGGAAGACCAGGTAGCAGCTAATCAAATTGGTGTGGGGCTATTCGGTACAAAATGGGAAGACCTTGAATCAGGAGCCATGTACGCAATGCTTGGATCTAAAGAGGCTATGAAAGATTTTGAAGGAGCAACGGATGCTGCATCTTCTAAAGTGGAAGGTAGCCTTAAAAATAGATTAATTTCATCTTGGAGAGAGCTACAAGTTGGTATTGCTGATGTTGTTAACGGCGCAGGAGCGCAGGAATTTTTACAAGCCGTTGCTCAAAAAGCTGATGAATTAGTGCCTAAAATTCAAGGTATCGTGGAAAAGGCCTTTGAGTTTGGAAATACAGTGAGAGAGAATTGGGGGCCGATTAAAGAAATTCTCATTGGAGTGGGTACAGCTGCAGGAGTTTTGGCAGTTGGAATGGGCGTTTTAAAAGTAATTTCCGTAGTTACCACAATGGTACACGGTTTTAGAACGGCTATGGCACTTGCCACAGCTGGACAATGGGCAATGAATACGGCCATGCTTGCGAATCCTCTTACTTGGGTAGTAGTAGGAATCGCTGCAGTAGTTGCTGGAGCTGTCTTATTGTATCGAAATTGGGATCTCGTAAAACAAAAAGCAAGTGAATTATGGCAGAAATTACTCGACAATCCATTGCTGGCCCTTGTTGCTGGACCATTTGGAGCAATCATTGCTGCAGGAATAACACTATACAAGCATTTTGACGATGTAAAAAGAGTGTTTAATAATTTTAAAGATGCAATTACCAGCTTTAAAGTACCAGGATGGGTTTCGAAAATTGGCGGAGCGATCAGTAATGCAGCTGGTGCAGTAGGTAATTTCATTTCGGGTTCACATGCTAGTGGTTTAAATCGCGTTCCTTATGATGGCTATATTGCTGAATTGCATAAAGATGAAATGGTTATTCCTGCCCGTCAGTCTGAAAGGATTCGCGCAGCTGGTGGATCAATCGACAATGTGGATCAAATGGTGCAATCAACACCTGTTGCTGTAGCTACACCAACCTCTGCAGGAAGTTCACCTCAGTCATCTACTGCTAATAACGGTAGTGTACAAGTAATAATTCAAAACTTAAATGCTAAAGGTGTTACAGCAATGGAAGTGGCGAATGAACTTGTGCCTATGCTGCAATTACGATTGGCCAATTTATAGGAGGTTGAATAAATGGATATATTTCTAAGCACGATGGATCGTAAACAGATTATTCAACTACCTATAGTGCCATCTGATTTTAAAATACCTAGTCCTGTGAATAATGAAGTGTTTACAACGATTAATCAAGGCGATATTAAGTTACTTGGTCGTAGAGGTTTGAAATCAATTACAATTGACTCTTTCTTCCCCTCTAAGGCTTATTCATTTTCTAGAAATAATAAATACTTTGGATGGGAGTATTACGAAATCATTGAGGGGTGGATAGACAAACGAATGCCAATTAGACTAATCATGTCTAACACACCTATTAATATACTAATGACAATCGAAAGTTTTGAGGCTGGGCTACAAGACGGTTCAGGTGATGTTTATTATTCACTGGCATTATCTGAGTTTAAAGAGATTATTTTAGAGACAAAGAAGGTGAAATGAATGGCACATGAATTATGGCTAATTAAAGGTGAAAACATGACCAATATAACCCCTTTGCTTGGAACTTTAACCTGGCGTAGTAACATGGAGGAGTTAGGGGATGAAATTAATTTCAGTATTGCTTTTAATGATACGAATTACTTCCCAAAAAATCCATGTGATATAGGCGATATGGTGGCCCTAAACAACAATGGCAAAGAAATAACGCGTGCTATTATCGTGGACGAGGTGAAAAACGGCTTTTCTCCAATTGCATACATTGCTTTCGATTTTGCCTTTTATCTAAATAAATCAACAGCTGTATATCAGTTTAACAAACTATCTGCAGATGCTTGTATTAAGAAAATAGCTAAGGACTTTAATATCTCGATTGGTAATATCGTTCCCATTCCTAAAGCTATTACAAAAATATTCAATGATAAAAAAGTAAGCGAAATAATCAAAGAAATCCTAACTACTGCAGAACAATCATTAGGTGTGAAACACCTCATGGAAATGCGTCAGGGCAAGCTATACATCGAAAAACAGGGTGATGTAGTGGTAACTGGTACATTTCAATTGTTCGAAGGCGATACAGAGTATGATATTCATTCAGCCCTTATGAATCCTTCTAAAAGGCGAAGCATTACAGAAATGGCCAATACAATTCAGGTTGTTGGGAACAATGACAAAATAGTTTTAACTAAGTCTGACAATAAAATGGTTGAAAAATACGGACGTATTACTAAAGTGGTAAAGCTAGATCAGAATGAAAAGAAAAGCGCTAAACAGGTGGCTGAAAATGAATTAAAACAGCTTTCAAAAGTGACAGAGGAAAACAGTGTGGATTTGATGGGCCATGATGATTTTAGGGCTGGCCGATTGTTTAAATTAGAAGAACCAATCACAGGTATTAATGGTACTTTCCTGATTAAAGATGTGTTGCACACGCTTAGCAAAGGCATTCACACAATGAAGCCTAGTTTGGAAGTGAGGTAAATGGATCCAATAACAACATTAGCAAGAATGCTTAAAGAAAATGAAAATCCTAAACCTGTATCAATGTCTACAGGCATTGTTATTTCTCCACCGCCTAATGCTCAAATAAGGTTAAATGAAACAGTCATTCTATATAATAATCAATTAGTATTTGCAGCACATGTACTTGATGATTATGAACGTGAAATGGTGCTAGAAGGAGAAATAAGATTTAGTGATAGTCCATTTCAGTCTTATGAGGCAAAAGAAGTAAAAGCAAAAGCAAAAGATACACTCAAAGAAGGTGACGAAGTAATATTGTTACCGACTGCTGATGAACAATTATATTTTGTTGTAGGTAAGGCGGTGAGGTTCGAATAATGTTACCCAAGATTACCCAACTAGAATTTGATACGCAGGAAATTAAAACGGACTTACCACCACTTGGTAAGTCTTTTTTGTATGACTTTGATAATGGTGATTTCGTATTTAGAAACGGAAAAATGGTTGAGGTTCACGGCTTGGAAACATTGAAGCAATGGATCTTAAAAGTGCTTAAAACTGAGCGCTTTAGATTTAGGATTTACAAAGACATTCCTTATGGGGTGACATTGGAGGATTTGATAGGTTCTAGCTTGCCTCGCGCCTTTATTGAGGCAGAAATAAAACGAGAAGTCTCAGCATCCTTGATGGAGCATACACACATTCAAGAAATTCAGGAATGGCAGTTTAGCCATGACGGAAAATGGATGCGAATAAAATTTAGAGTCGTCACTGTAGAAGGTGCATTTGATATTGACGAGCCATTGAAAGGGGTGGCGTAGATGGAAAATGAAAAAATCATTCATGAACGAATGATGGTCAATATTAGCAATGATTACGATAAATCAAAAGGTAACTTTGTTTATGATATAACAAAGCCAGTTGCGGTAGAAATTGCCGAACAACAAAAGAAGATTGCTGTAGTACAAGAAAAGTTAGATGTTGAAAAATTAACAGGTGACGAGCTAACAAGAACAGTTTATCAGCGCACAGGACAAGTAAGAAAACCTGCTACGCAAGCCACAACAACGGTCATTGTTTCGGGCACAGCGAATACAACTGTTAAAGTTGGTGAGCTAGTAGGCACCGATACGATTTTATACACAGTCATTGAAGAAGCTGTGCTTAATGAAAGTGGACTTGCTCATGTTCGTGTACAATGTAATGAGTTTGGCCAAATAGGAAACGTGCCAGCCAACACAATTATAAATTTCCCTGCATCTATCAATGGCCTTGTGAATGTGTACAATCCTGATGCTGTTGTTGATGGTTACGATGAGGAAACAGATTATGATTTACGTCAACGTTATTATGATAAGCTACAGCGTCCAGGTAAGGCAGGCAATAAATATCATTATCGCGAATGGGCCTTAGAAGTGACAGGGGTAGGCGATGCAAAAATATTCCCTCGCTACAACGGCCCACTATCAATGAAAGTAGTTGTAATCGATGCTAATAAATTACCTGCTAATGCCGAGTTAGTGCAAAAAGTTTATGACCATATATTAGAGCAAATGCCTTTTGGGGTTGAAGATTTAAATGTTATAGCAGCTATAGGAGTACCAATAAATATTTCAGCTACATTGAGTTTAGTGGATGGATACACTGAATCAATTGTTAAGCAGTATATAAAAGAAAATATGACTGAATATCTAAAAGAAATTGCTTTTAAAGTATCCTATGTTAGCTATGCAAAAACAGGTAGTGAAGTTATTGATAGTAATGGGGTTTTAGATTATCAGGATCTCTTAATTAATGGATCAACTGCTAATGTGGATATTCCTGATGATGGGGTGCCTGTAATGGGAGGTATAAACGAATGAATCACATGACAGTATATTTAAAAAATAAGGTTCTAACGGACAATTTAAGAACAATGCCAGTCTTTGTTGCCTTGTTTAATGGTGACATAGAAGTTAATGCAGCAAGCTATTCGCGACAATCTGCAAGCTTTACAGCGCCAACGGATGGCCAAACGTCAAATAGCGCTGATATTCTGTTTCCTATTGCTGCAGAGGCATGGGGAGATATTACACACATTGGAATCTTTGATGCAAATACAGGAGGTAATTTGCTTTTTAAATCGCAAGCAGAATTTACAAAGAATATCGATATATCAAGCCAATACAAGATTCCTAAAAACTATTTAATTGTCCGTTTAAGGTAGGTGAGGACAAATGCATGCAATACCACAATCTGAGTGGGGCCAAGTATTAGTCTTTACCTGGGGAGAGCTAACACCGCACCAATGGGAATGTTTTCGACTTGCATTGATGATTACCGATACAGAGCTGCAGACGCAAGGCGTTTCAATTGCTTCAACAGGTGCAAATAATGAGGTAATCACTGAGCAGCTTTCACACGGTGTGAAGGTAGTACAATCACCTATCGTCATGCAAACAAGAGCTGAAATGATTACAAGCATTGTAGTTTCAACAAAAGATTACCTATCAGACATGATGAAGTATTTGCCCTTGTATGAGCGTAAATCCAATACCTTTAGAACGATATTAACAGCTGATGATAGGGAGCTACGGAATACAGAGCAACAACTTGAAATTGTTAATCGAAACATTTTTATCGATACGGCCATTGAAGCTTTACCTATCTATGAACGCGATCTTGGAATTAAATCAACTGGAACACTACGTTATGACCAACGTAGAGAACAAATAGCTTCACGAAATCGAGCAAGCTTTGACCAAACAACAATAGAAACAATAAAGGCTGTAGCAGCTGCTTATAGTAATGGTGAAGTAGAAATAAATAAAACAAATACACCTGGCGTATATGAAATCAAATTTATTGGTACTAAGGGTATTCCTAATAATTTGGATGGCCTCATGCAAGCGATAGAAATTATTGTGCCCGCCCATTTAGAGTTTGGCTATGCCTATAGCTTTAACGTTTGGGAATTTGTAAGCAATAGAACGTGGGGAAGTGTAACCAATATTACTTGGGATGATATACGAATATGGAATGAGGTGAACTAATGGAACATACACCAAATTTAGGCCTGAAAAAGCCAGGATTAACAGATAATATTTTAATCTCAGATATTAATGAAAATATGGAGGTCTTGGATGCTGCAGTTAGTGAACTAAAGGAAGGCACAGCATCTATTCCTGATTTAGAGACAGTTGATAAATCATTGGCTGGGGCCATTAATGAGGTTAAGCAAGAATCAAGTACAGTGAAACAAGAACTTGATACACATTCGCGAGATATGGCCAAACATAATCAATTCATTGAAGGGAATAAAAAATATCAAATGATTCTTGGTTGGAACACAGAATTAAATTGTCCTACTATGGATTATGTAGAGGTGGTTAAATAATGCCTTTTAATATGCCGAGTTTTGAAATACAAGCTCTAATAAAAACGGCTGTTGATTCAATTAAAACAGTAGTGGATAGTATCAAAACAACTACGGATACAACTAAAACAGGTGTAGATAGTTTAAATACTAAACAAGATTCACTTTTGCTCAAAATTCAAAATGGTGCACTAAAACAAAACATTGCTATTTTTGATAAGCCTGGTACTTATACATGGAAATGTCCAGATGGCGTAACTGCTGTTGTTTTAACAATGTTTGGTGGGGGAGCCGCTGGTCAATCAGTTACAAATCAATATGATTACGTAAAAAATGTTTACGGAGGTGATGGAGGTTTCTATGTTAATAGAAAGGCTGTTCAAGTAGTACCTGGGACAACTTATCAAATCGTTGTTGGTAAGGGTGGAGCTGGTGTTACACCTTCTGGAAAAACAGTGGCTCCAGGGCAAGCAGGAGGTTCAAGTTCGGCTTTCGGGATCATTTGCTTAGGTGGCGCAACTTCTAGTTGGTCATCACCCAAAGAGCCTAGTCATCCATTGGTTACAAAAGGTACTGACCCTGCAATTATAGACATCGGTTATAACGCCACAGATTTCGCTCTATATACTACTCCTTTTGGGCGACCTGGGAAAAATACAAGTGCTACAGGAGCTACAACGCTCTATTTAGGTGGTGGCGGTGCGGGTTATGGAGATGGTGGAAATGGCAAGATTTCATCCACTGCAACTGTGGTAGGCATTGGAGCTGGAAGTGGAGCAAGCTTTAATGTTGCGGCAGATTCTGGTGGGAACGGAATTGTAATTATTGAATATTAAAGGAGCCAAAGAACATGAAAAAGTTTGTTCAAATCGTAAACAATACTGCATACTGGATTTTCGAAGCAGAAGAATTACCGCCTTACCCTAATCCAGAGGACTTTTTAGAGATTACAGGACGCGAAGGAATTGAAGAAGGTTTTTTATACAATTCCGAAGCTGATGAATTTACAGCACCTGTGTTACCTAGTCCAGTTGAACCACAGCCAACAGTTGAAGAAATGCAGGCACAAACGTTATTAAATACTGAAATGCTATTACTACAAAAAGAAATTGGATTATAGGAGGAATATACATGATTTACAAGGCAGCGAAAATTGTTATTAACTCAGGTAACTATATTTATGAATCGTTAGAGTCGGATTTAAGTTTATTTTTGATGATGAAGAAAATTTCACAAGAAGAATATGTGGAACTAATTAGCATAATGGACGCACAGCAAACGCAAGCATAGGCTTAGCGTTATTTTTATGCCTTCCACTTTGTGGAGGGCTTTTATTTTAGCGAAAGCAGGTGTTCTATGAGTATAGAAATGTCCTTGTTGTTTGGTGCTATCGGTACTATATTAGGGGTGCTTGGCGCAATTATAACAATGAAAAAGGATAGTAAAAATCAAGGTGCATCGGAAGCCAGCATTACATCTAAAGTCGATTACATAGCGCGCGGTGTCGATGATATTAAACTTGATTTTAAAGACCAAGCACGAAAAATTGAATCACAAAACGAGCGATTAATTCGGGTTGAAGAATCAGCAAAACAAGCGCATAAACGAATTGATAAAGTGGAGGGAAACATTCATGAAGATTAATTGGAAAGTACGTTTACAACATAAACAATTTTGGGTGTCATTAATTGCATTACTACTTGTGCTTGCGAATCAGATCGCAGGCATTTTTTATTTCGATATTACAATTTACAACGATCAAATTACGGCTATATCTGAAACGATTCTGAGTATTTTAGGTTTGCTTGGTATTATCATTGCCCCAACTACTAAAGGGGCGTCAGATAGCACGCAGGCAATGAATTACGATAAACCAAAGGACGGTGTACAGTAATGGTAACAGTACGTAAAAAGCTAGTAGCAGATTCACAAGCAGCAAAAGTTACAAACGGCAAAGGCAACACTAAAAAATATATTGTGGTACATGAAACAGATAATACTCGTTCAGGTGCCGATGCTGATGCTCACGCTCGCTTACAAGCAAATGGGAATAGCAGAGCCGCAAGTTGGCAATGGACAGTAGATGATAAAGAAGCTGTGCAATCATTTGAACATACATGGAAATGTTGGGCTGCTGGAACTGCTACAGGTAACAATCAAGGTATTCATATTGAAATGTGTGTTAATTCAGATGGTAATTATGCAAATGCTGTACAAAATACAGCAGAGTTAGTTGCTAAGATTATGAAAGATGAAGGAATTCCAATTACAAATGTGGTTCAGCACAATTATTTTAGCGGTAAAAATTGCCCTCGAAATGTGCGTGAAGGGAAAATTAGTTGGAGCCTGTTTCTTGAAAAAGTTTCAGCATGTCAAGGAACTGCACAGCAACCAGGTATTATTACTGACACAAACAAATACCGTGTAATGACAGGCACCTACAGCACTTTGCAAGCTGCTGAAAATGTCTTAGATGTATTAAAACACCGATTTGGTTGGGTTGCTTACATTGAACAAGACGGCACATCATGGCGTGTGAAAACAGGTACATTTACAGGAATGGATGCTGCACAAGCAGGAGTAGATAAAATAAAGATAGCTAAACTAGCACAAGTTGCAAATGTTGTAGCTGCATAACGACAAAGACCAGGTTTCACTTAATGTGAGCCTGGTCTTTTTTTATTTCTCAAAAATTTACACTTGTCAAAACGCGAACGATTGTTCTAATATAAATACAAACGAATGTTCTGTTGAGGGGTGTGGAATGATGAGGGAACAACTGATAAAAGCAATGCAGCGTAACCAATTTTTAAATATGATGTACTTAGCCAAAGACGGCACAGTGTCAAAAAGGCGTATCAAGATTATTAAAATTGTTGGTAATTCGTTTGAAGCATATTGTTTTAAAAGGCAAGCCAAACGTATATTTATGATTGATAGTGTATTGGCGGTTGTTCCAGTCATTCAAAGTGAGCGTTCAGTTGTATGATAAGTTTTGAACAAAGGCGACTACTTCATAAATACGTAGTTTTTGATATGGCAGTACAGACATTACAGCGTGATTACAAAGTGATTGAAAATCTTAAAATGAGTAAGGTGTATTTGCCAATACTCGATAAGCTTTTAGACGACATTTCGCAAGAATGTTACAACTCTAAAAGATTGTTGGCAAAAGATAAAATAAGAGTAGTACGGTGGGAAAAGACTAATGAATATTTTAGCGATTTAATTGTTGCCACAGCTGGTGAGGATTTAGTCTTAACCTATGCAAATATGGCTTTGAAAACACAAGTAGAAAAATTACTAATCAGTCACCAAAATAAAGACCAGACGCTCACATGAGTACCTGGTCTTTATCGTCTATTCATCATATGGTCTATACTTTGATTGAAGTCCTTTAGCTGTATCTTTTCGACTTTCAATGTCTTCTTTTAAGAATAATCGATCGCGACTTAATTCCTTTACAGGAACTAACTTACCGCGCTTTACAAGTGAATTTAATGCCTGGCGAGATATTTGCAATTCCTCTATAACCTCTGAGGTATTTAATATTTCTGATTGTACCAATTTAATAAATTCTTCTTTATTCGCTGCTTTGTATTCAGTCAATCCACTAACCTCTTTTCTTTTTTAAAAATACAATGATATTAATAATAACCAAGATAAAGCATATTGAGTAAATGACTATCATTGAGTAATCAAAAAACTTTGGTTCTTTCCAGTTAACCATGTCCGTTAAAATGTACAAGGCAAATACCAACGCAACAATATATCCGATGTTTTTCATAATTATTAGGATGTGATAAGATTATAGAGAAGGAGGCGCTAACCTCCTTCTAAGAGTTACTTGCGACGTTTTCCTTTGGTAGAGGGGCGTCGCTTTTCTTTTTTCTTACTTTTCATATCGCTTATGTTTTTCGCTGAACTTGTAAGTAAGTTTGCGATTGTTGCGATAGCTACTAAGTAAGCAAGAACCTTATCATAATCCATTTTGTTCACCTCCTTTCTATACTTTTATTATACTACATCTATTTACTAACGTCAACAGATTTAATTAATTTATTTACTCTTTTGTTAAATATTTTCATAAAAAAAGCCACTCATTTTGAGTGACTAGATTCCTAATAATTGCTTTTTCTTCGCGTCAAATTCTTCTTGTGTTAGTATTCCATCATCTAATAAATCCTTTAATTCTCGAATTTCATCGGCAACATCAAACATATCTTTTTCCTCTTTAGCTACAGGAATAGATGATGTTTTAGACAACGTTTTTAGGTTCTCGATGCCTGCTTTAATTTCAAGTGCAATATGGGCTGGCACATCATCGATGATAGCCTTGTTACCAGTAGATACAATTTCGATGGTAGAGTAAACAAGCTTATTAGAAATGTTGATACTACTAATAGAGGCTAAAGGAATGCTTCTTTCATCATTGGAAACAATGCCTTTGATTTCATGTAAAATGATACGATTATCAGTTACATATAGCTGTTTTGTGCCTTTTACAGATGCACATACAGCGAGAAGTGTTTCACCTTGATCGGTTAGTCTATCGTCAAACATTTGAATTTGTTTTGCCATCGCTTTTTTCTTTCCAAAGCCTGCAAATTTTATTGTTTCCGCGATTGTATCCATGTCATACACTCCTTAGATAAATGTAATTTCATTCTATAGAAAATCCTACCAATAGTACATATAAAAAAAGACAGACAACTAATGTTAGTTATCTGTTTTCACTTTTTTTTAGATTCCAATTTCTCCAAGATACAAACTGAAAGCTTCCATTATTCTTTCAGGGGTAGATAATACTTTTCGGAAATTTTCTTCTCTTTTATGTGTCCTTAAATTTAATGGTATTTCAACTTGCATTGATGAAAACTCAATTAAGTTTCTATAAATTTTTATTCTCATAAACTGGTCATTAATATTTTTATTAAATGGAAATTCTTCTTTATTAATAAATGGTCTGTTAGAATCCCTTTTGTCGCAATCAAAGACTGTAACAGTAATATTGAAATCCCTAAAATATTTATCAGATGCGGTAAGTTCATTAATTGAATCAAGAGTTGTATCCATTTTTATCCCTCACTAATTAAATTTTTGTTCCGTCTTCCATGATGAAATTAATCTCCAATTTAACATCCAAAGCCTCAGCAATCTTAATTAGATCAGTTACTGAATATGATTCGTTTTTCATTTTACGAGATAGGTTAGATTGAGTTGTTTCAATCTTATCTGCTAATTGAGTTGCATTCATATCAGTTTCGACCAGCAATTTTTTTACCTTCTTAGTAATATCCATGCATTCACCTCATCTATTATAAGTCTTACACATATGATAGCACATTTTGAGAATAAATATGCATTAAAATCATAAAACAGTTGTAATGTGCATTTAAATCATTTATTATGTATTTAACAAATATTTTATCGAATTGGGATATGTAAAATGAAAAATCTTGCTGGGTTAGAGGTTAGCAATTTAATTTTTGAAACTATTGAGAAACGATTTGAAGTCTCTAAAACTGAACCTTATGTATTCATTATTCATGGTGTAAATGCAGTAGGGGGGAAGTTGAAAAGTGCTTATTCGGCTTTAAAGAAAATTGAAAAATGGGCTGTAGCAAATGGAGCAGAAGTAAATTTGATTGATGAAATAGACTACTCTTTGAAAGTAGAAATTACAGACCCAGTAGCTGCACGAATTGAATCCCACTATCGTGCGTCAGATTTAAAATATCGTGCTTAAGATTTAAATAATTCACAATAAGACGAACAATATTCATTCAATGGATCCTAGAAAGTTCGGAATTAGAAAGTGAGGTGAAAACGATGGCATTTGAATACTTAGCAACTTACAAAACATTTGATTCAATAGCAGATATGGACACAGCTGTAGAAGAACACATGGCAGCACATTACTACGACTTAACAGAATCAGAGCGTGCCATCGTTTTCAAACTTGCTAGTCATGCTTTGGAGCATCCAGGAGCTTGTCATTTGAAAGCAGCCACAATTGCTGCAGCATTGGAAATTAGCACAAAAACAGTTTATCGAGCAATTACAAAACTGGAATCGTTAGGAATCATTAAGAAAGAAACAACAGTAAAAAGCAAAGGTGGACAAGGAGCAAGTATTTATATCATTTTGCCTTACAATGTCTCACCGTCAATGTCCGAGCGTGGGAACGCTGAAAATCCATGTGAGAGTAAGGATGAAGCGCAACAATCTGAAAACCAATCATCTAGTTCTTTTTATCTTTTTAGTTCTAAACAAGCAATTAATATTAAGACTCTTGAAAATGAATTAGCTTTGCAAGCTGAAAAGAAAACAGAGTACATGAACGAGTATCAGGTGATGCTATTCGATTTCATGCATTCATTGCCATTGGCAGATAACTTGAAAGATGAATTGCACAAGGTTGTATTAGCTACTCAGGTTCAAAATACACCTGACTTTATAAAAGCTAAAAACCTGCTATTCAAAATTGTTATGGATATTAAAGAAGGTGTACTGACAGTTACAAGTACATTGAGAGCAGTATTTATTGGAGCGTATAACAAAGCTGTGGAGCGTTCCAATACGAAGCTTAATAAATCATCATCTATAGAAGAAACAGTTTATAGAGAGCGTCCAGTACCTTTCTATAACTGGCTAGTGCAAAGAACATAATAATACGATTTTAAGAATCAGTTAGAAAAAGATTTATGAGGGTATTAAATTTATGACAGATATTTTTTCCAATCTAAATAATTTCTTGTATAGATGCATAGAATGTTTGGAAATAAATATATGTATGTTTACACGCAAAGTTAGTGGGTGTTACAATAAACGTAATTAATACCGACAGGAGGTTGTTATAAGTGAAAAAACAAGGAGTAAATCTTGGTTTCGCTGTATCAAAGGTATTATATGAATTTGGAGATGCATTCAATCCGTCAAAAACGTTAGGTACAGAAGTAAAATTGGTCAAAGTTTATATAGATGATGACCTTGAAGCTTTAAAGACAGACTGGAATGCTGTTGGTGATGAGGTGAGAATTAGTATTGAGAACTATGGACAGACCAATTCAAGAGGAAATAAAAGAAGAATCACAGCCGCCATCGGGAGCTGTTGAGCCAACTTCTGAGGAAGTGGAAGATACATCATCTGAATTAATAGAAAAACATCCAGAAGTTGAGCGAATCCTTGAAAAATTAGATCCTCAAGATAAAGATGTTTTAATGACTTCAATGAGGCAAGAAATGTACTCGGGTCCTTTGCCACATCCAGACCATTTAAAGGGTTATGCTGAATGTTACCCAGATGCTCCAAAAGAGATTTTTGATATGGTAAAAAAACAAATGGACCACCGTCATGAGATGGACAGTAAACGTACAGAGTTACAAAAAGATAACTTAGATAAACACTATTATAATTTAAATTTAGGTTTGATTTGTGGCTTTATATTAGCTTTTACTTTTTTAATAAGTGGTGTTGTTCTTATTCTTATGGATAAGGGTGGATATGGACTATTTGTTATTTCAACAGTAATTGTTAGTTTAGTTGGGTTTTTCGTCATTGGAAAAAGACATAATGGTGATGAAACAGAAAATAAAGATTCTGATGAATCTCAAGAAACAGAGTGA